GCGTGCGTGTGCGATGGAATGGCACAGGCTGCTCAAGCCCGGCGGACATGTCCTCTGCTTCATTGATTGGCGCATGATGGCAACGCTCGGAGATGCCATTGAAAGCGCGGACCTTCGCCGCTCCGGTCTGCTCGTGTGGGATAAGACATACTTCGGCATGGGGTCCTGCTTCCGAAACCAACATGAACTCATCCTGCACTTCACCAAAGGCGTAGGTACCCCGCCCTTGCGCAAAGACACAGGCAACGTTTTGTCGTTCAAACCGATCAGGCAAGGCACCCATCCAACCGAAAAGCCTGTGGATCTACTCGCGAGACTTATCAACACCGTTTGTCCTGTCGGCGGCGTCGTGCTCGACCCGTTTTTCGGCTCAGGCTCAACAGGACAGGCAGCAATTGCTACGATGCGTCAATTCATCGGGTGCGAACGCGAACGCCAATACTTCGACAGGGCAGAAGCCCGTCTGATGAACTGCCTGCCATTCGATACACTGGAGCCTTGGCCGGAGAAGCCAGCCGCCGATGTCATAACTTCCAAGGTGGCGCATGGAGATTGAGCACTGGCCTATCGGCAAGCTCAAGCGATACGGTAAAAACCCGCGCAAGATCACTGACGCGGCCATAGACAAAGTAGCGGCGAGCATCAAAGCTTTTGGCGTCAGGCAGCCCGTCGTTGTCGATGCCAAGGGTGTAATTGTAGCAGGCCACACGCGATACGCCGCATGCCAGAAACTCGGCATGACCACCATCCCGGTTCACGTCGCCGCCGACCTGTCGCCAGAGAACGTCAAAGCCTATCGCCTCGCAGACAATCGGGTAGCACAGGAAAGTTCATGGGCTGACGATCTGCTCGCCGAAGAAATGACGGAACTGTACGAAGCTGACTTCGAGCTTCCTCTAACCGGATTCGATCCCGGAGAAATCGCGTTCATGTTCGGCATCGACCTGGAGCCTGAACAAGACCCAACCGCCGAAGCCGAAAGCGATGGCAAGCATAAGCTAACCCTCGAATTCAACACGCGCGATGAACAACACGCCATGCTAACCGAAATGCAGGGGCGTGGCGTCAAGTGCAAGGAACATGGCCGGAAGTAGTATGAGATGCCTGACTTTTTTTACCAGCCTATAATAGCGTCTGCAAAAAATGACAATTCCCATGGTTGAGAAGAAGAAGCGAGGCCGACCGAAAATCGAAATCAGTTTGGTCGAGCTTGAGAAGTTAGCCGGTCTTCACTGCACCTATGAGGAAGTGGCCGGATGGTTTGGCGTGACCAAGCAAACCATCATTAATCGCATGGAAGGCGACACTGAATTCCGCAGCGCATGGGAACGTGGACAGGCCAAGGGCAAGATCGGGTTGCGGCGCATTCAGTGGCGTATCGCTGAACAGGGCAACGGAAACATGGCGATCTTCCTGGGGCGTATTCTGCTCAATCAGCGCGATAAGCCGGAGGAAGTAGAAGCCGACACCGGCCCGCTGCCGTGGGTGGATTGACGCGACATGCCCCTGTCCGAACCGCAAAAACAAATTGTGTCAAGTCCTGCACGTTGGCGTGTGGCCGCATGTGGTAGAAGGTTTGGGAAAAGTTACGTTGGGATCAGAGAAATGGCTCGCTTCGCCAGCCAGCCGAAGCGGCGGGTCTGGTATCTGTCCCCGACTTATCGGCAATCGAAGCAAATCATCTGGCAGCCGTTGAAGGAAAAACTGATTCAAGCCCGGTGGGCGGAGAAGTTCAATGAGCAGGACTTGACCGCCCATCTCAAGAACGGTTCGACCATCAGCCTGCGTGGTGCGGATAACCCCGACTCCCTACGTGGCGTCGGGCTGCACTTTCTCGTGATCGATGAGGCGGCAGACGTGCGAGAAGACTCGTGGACACAGGTACTCAGGCCAACGTTATCAGACACAGGCGGCAGTGCGTTGTTCCTGGGCACGCCGAAGGGACGCAACTGGTTTCATGCGCTTTGGCTGCGAGGACAAAACGGCGAAGAGAACTGGGAGTCATGGCAGTTCACGACCGTTCAGGGTGGCAACGTCCCGCCTGAAGAAGTCGAAGCCGCTCGACATGATTTGGATGAACTGACATATCGCGCTGAATATGAGGCTGATTTTGTCAGCTTTTTAGGTAGATGTTACGAGCCATTCAACTATGCCACTCATTGCGCTCCGCTACAGTACGATCCGCATGCCGACCTGATCATCTGCCTCGACTTCAATTTTTCCCCAGGCGTGGCTGCACTCTGCCAAGAACGCATGCTGCCTAGTGGATACGTCGGGACGGCGGTAATCGGCGAAGTGTTCATCCCCCGTGGCTCATCAACGCCTGCCGTCTGTCGCCGCATTCTGGAGGATTGGGGGCACCATACGGGTAGGGTGTTTGTCTACGGCGATGCTACAGGCGCAGCGCAGGGCAGTAGCCGTATCGCTGGATCGGATTGGGACCTCGTGCGTGCCGAGCTTATCCCAGGCTTTCGTGAACGTCTGCACTTCAAGGTCCAGCGGTCCAACCCGAAGGAACGGGCACGTATCAATGCCGTCAATAGCCGTCTGCTGAGTGCTGCGGGCGAAATCCGGCTAATGGTTGATCCGGTCAAGGCTCCGCATGTCGTGAAGGATCTTGAAGGCGTTCAGCTTCTTGAAGGCGGCAGCGGCGAGATAGACAAAAAGGTTAACCCGATGCTAACGCATATATCGGACGCTATAGGATATTACATATATCAGGAATTCCCCATTGTGGAACGCAAGATGACCGAAGGCCGCATGGTGCTGGGTTGACCGCCGCGCCAAGCGTTGCCCGCGAGTATACGTATGCCCGCCTCCTGCCCGGTTCGTCGCGATCGTGGCTGGTCATGCTGGCGCGCGGCTGGTCTTTCTGCGGCGACGTTGCCGAGCCGATGAGCGGGCCGCATGGACGCCATGCCGTGCTGATGCATAGGAGCGTGGGCGAATGACCCCCGCGCCCGACGAGAGCTTCACGATCAGCGTCGGCACACGCCGCATCCGCGTCAACTACAAGCGCGACGGCGCGCATCACGTCTTCACGACGCCAGACGTGGCTAAGTGCTCATGCTTCGGGCGCGATAAGAACAAGGCGTATGCCGGGTTTCACAAGATGCTCCAGGATGCGCTGAAGTGAAGATCGGCGATGCGTTCTCCACGATTTCACGCAAATCCGCGCAGGCTACGGGAAGCTGGCAGGCGTTCATACTTGCCGCCGTCATAGTGATAACGTGGATTGTTGGTGGGTTTTTCGTCGGATTTAATAACGAATTGTATCAGTTGTTTATAAATACTTTCACTACAATTTGTACTTTCCTTATGGTGTTTTTGATTCAAAGCGCGCAGAACCGCGACACGAGAGCGCTGCATTTGAAACTAGATGACCTTTTGTGCTCAATCCAGAAAGCCAACGAGCAACTTATCGACATCGAAGACGCCACTGATGAGCAGATAGCCGAAGCGCGCGCGCAGATCGGCGCGAACAAAGCCAACACCCCCGACTAAGGACTGCCCGCATGTACGAGCCACAGCCCCGCCTTGGGCGGCTGCACAGTGTCGATGTCAATGACCAGCGCTACCTGCTTCGGTCAATCAATCCGCAGGCTGCTTCTGAAGCCGCGAACATTGAGCACAAATACCACTTCACGGACCTCGTCATCGACCAAGGCGATACTTCGGCATGTGTCGGCTGTGCAAGTCGTGGCTGGCTGTCGGCTGGACCCGTGCGCAACATGACAGGTCCGACGTGGCTGGAACTGTATCGAACCGCGCAACTCTTCGATGAGTGGCCGGGGGCCGAACCTGCGTACTATGGCACGTCCGTTCGTGCTGCATTCAAGGTGCTCAAGGCGCAAGGCTTCGTGCAGTCCTACGGATGGGCGTTTGATGCCAACACGGCGATTGAGCACGTTCTGTTGCATTCTCCATTAATTTTAGGAACATCGTGGTTTGATGGCATGATGTCCACGGACAAGCAGGGGTTTATCCATGCAGCAGGCCGTGATGTCGGGGGCCATGCATACCTTATGGTCGGAGCTTCGCGTACCAAGAAGTGTCCGGACGGTTCGGTCGGGGCAGCCCGCATCCTGAATAGTTGGTCGGCTAAGTGGGGTCAGAACGGGCGGGCTTGGCTGTCATTCAAAGACCTTGACGCGCTAATACGCGATAGAGGCGAAGCCTGCACTGCATTCGAAGCGAAAGCCGCGTGACGTGCCCGGCGGCGACAACGGTCACCTGAGCAGCGGCTACGGGTGCTGGCTCAGTCTGACGACAGACGCGATGGACTATGAGCTAGAGTTCAACGCGCACACGCTCCAGTATCGCCACCGCTGCCGTCGTATCATTCCCAAAGCCGACCCGAGCATTGTGATCGTCCGCAGGATAGACGCGGCGGAATGGACGGGGGGTCTTCCTCCGCCGTACCAAACTTGACCAACTGACAACGTGTGCTTATGACAACACCCCTAGCCCTGACCGAAGTTCCGGGGGCGAAGCTCTACTGCGCCGACGCCCTGGACGTGCTGCGGAGCCTGCCCGACTCGTCCATCGATCTGATAGCGACCGACCCGCCATACTTCCGCGTCAAGGGTTTGGCATGGGATCGTGCGTGGGATAACGCTGACGGCTTCATTGCGTGGATCGGGCAACTGGCCGACGAATGGCGGCGCGTGCTCAAGCCCAACGGCTCGCTGTATTGCTTCGCATCGCCCAAGATGGCTGCACGGGTGGAGGTGGAGATCGGGAAGCGGTTCAACGTCCTGACCCGCATAACATGGCGCAAGCCTCCTTACAGCACAAAAGCAGAGATGTTCCGCAAGGCGGATTTGCGCGCGTTCTTCCCGGCGAGTGAAGGCATCATTTTCGCGGAGCACTACGGGGCAGACAACGCAGCCAAGGGCGAAAGCGGCTATGGCGCGGAATGCGACAGGTTACGCGGGTTCGTGTTCGAGCCGTTGCGGACGTATATCGCTAACGAGTGCAAGAATGCGGGAATGGGCAGACGTGAATTAGTTGCGGCATGGATGGCGAAGAATGGCAACAAGTCCGAGATGCCACGTCATTGGATTGAGACGAAGCAGTTTGAATTGCCAACGCCAGAAAATTACGAATGGCTTCGGTCTGTATGCAATGGCGAACACCTGCGCCGCGAATACGAACACCTGCGCCGCGAATACGAAGACCTGCGCCGCGAATACGAAGACCTGCGGTTAGAATATGAAACGCTTCGGCGTCCGTTCTCCGTCACCGCAGATGTGCCCTATACCGACGTGTGGGACTTCAAGACCGTTCCGCACAAACCCGGCAAGCACGTTTGCGAAAAGCCGCTCGACCTGTGCGAACACATCATCCTTGCAAGCAGCCGCCCCGGCGCGGTCGTGCTCGATAGCTTCTGCGGATCGGGAGCGTTCGGACATGCCGCCGTCAAGCACGGGCGCACGTTCATCGCCAGCGACAACGACCCGCACTGGATCGCCAAGTCAGCCGCCCGAATAGCAGCCATAGCCACGCCGCCGCCGCAAGCCAGCCTATTCCCCGACGCAGTTCAAAAGACTGCCGCTCCAGCCCCGCAGCAGCGGGGTTTATTTTTGCCTGAAAGTGCCGCCCAATGGCTGTAACAACGACCCATCCAGATTTTGACAAATGGCAAGACGCATGGCGCAGGATCGAGGACACCCTGGAGGGACGGGACGCGATCATAAAGGGCGGGGTCGATTACCTGCCCATGCTTGCAGGGCATCTCGACAACCCGCGTTCATATCGCGCATACCAGCAGCGAGCGGTGTTCTATGGAGCCACTGGCAGAACGTTGGAAGCGCTTATTGGCGCGATCTTCCGCAAGGACCCGACGTTTGTCGTGTCGTCCCGCCTTGAGCAGCGCATGGAGAACTTCGACGCGCGCGGCAACACGGTTTACACGTTCAGCCAGAAGGCGACCAAGCAAGTGATCAGCAAAGGCCGTTATGGCATCCTCGTTGACATGCCGAGCAAGCCCGACCTGACCGACGTGTCCAGCCTCGTGCCGTTCTTCGCGGGATACAGTGCACACAACATCCGCTCGTGGCGCACGCGCGAGGTCAACGGTATCCCGAAGCTCGATCAGGTCATTCTGCAAGAGTTCGTGCAGGTTCCTGCCGAGGACGGCTTCGGCTTCGATACGATCCCGCGCTATCGTGTGCTGGAACTGGATGCGGCAGGCATGTACCAGATCCGCATATTCACGCAGGTTGGTGCTGATGATGGTGACTATGCTCTTGCCGAACTCATCCAGCCCATGCCATCGGGCACCAGAATTGATTACATCCCGTTTATTTTTTTGAACCCCGGCGACCTGATGCCCGACATCAGCAAGCCGCCGCTCGTGGACTTGGCTGATGTAAACCTTGCAATGTGGCGGGCATCGGCTGACCTGGAGAACGGCAGGCACTACACCGCACACCCGACGCCATGGATCATCGGCTTGAGCGACACGACGAAAGTCGAGTGGAAGATGGGCGGCGATGCCATCTGGATTTTGCCGGAGGGTTGCAGTACAGGCATCAACGAATTCACCGGGCAAGGGCTATCGTCGTTGGAGAACGGCGTCAACGAAAAGCGCGAGCAGATGGCGTTCCTGGGTGCTCGCCTGCTCCGCGATCAGAAGAAGGCAGCAGAAACCGCCGAAGCTCAGGAGATCCAGCAATCCGGCGAGAATGCAACGCTCGCGTCCATCTCCCGCACGGTCAGCGACGGATTCAAGAAGGCGTTGAACATCGCTGAGGAATGGGTGTCGAGCAAGAAGGAAGCCGAATTCGAATTGAATCAGGATTTCTTCAGCAAGCGCATGCCCGCACAGGAGCTAACCGCACTGGTCGCCGCCCTACAGGCAGGTATCATCCCGCTAGACGACGTGTTGTGGAACCTGGAGCAGGGCGAAATGCTCGATCCGTCTCGCACGCTGGAAGAAGCCCGCGAACTGCTCGACATGGACGCAGCGCGCAACGCTGAGCTTCACCCCGATCCTGTGCTCGTCAGCATGGAGCAGAAGAACGCCGAACTTGCCGCCGCTGCCAAGACCAAACCGGCGGCAACGGCTGGCAAGCCGACGCAGAAGCCAAGCAGTCCCGGCACGCCCGTAGCCAAGCCGAAAGCGAGGACTACATGACCGTACACAGCTTCCCGCCATCCCGCATCGTTCGCACGCAGGAGAAGCACACCGTTGGCCTGTCTCCGCTCGCGTTCGTGTTCTTCCCGATGCGGTTGTGGATGCAGTGCGTGACACAATGGATGGACTTGATGACGGACGCCGAACCGCCGTCATCGATTACGTTTCATTTCGGGCGGATGGATCGTGATTAATCGTCGTCTGTGTAGTCGAGTTCACGGACGATCCTGATGGCTTCAGCGATGTCAATGCGCCCGTCAGGAGACGTATCAAGCCGTTCGTGCAAGCCCTTGGCGGCAAGCTCCAGCGCCGCCGTTACATTGCGTTGGGCGAAGTCGCGGAGGATGTTCTGAATATCGCGTTTGCTGGCAAGGCTGGCTATATCCGATCCGTGGACGAATTCTTGAAGCAGGATCGCCGATGCCACTTTGCCGATTTGCTCGGTGGTATCAATGATGTCGTCGGTGCAGTCCCATTCCGGAACGTGGTATTCATCGCTCATGGCTCCCGCTCCCTTTTTGCGTTGTATCGCTCCAGATCCCTGACGGCTTTATTAATCAAATCGTCAAGCATGCTTCGTTTGGATGCTAGGTCGCGTGCTATCAGGTCAAGGTCGTCTCGCGCAGCCTGCATAGCTTCAATCTCGTCGATGCCTGAGCCGCGAGCCGTTCCTTCCATGAATTTTACGTCGGCTTTCCACCAGCCTTCCTTGGTTTGGCTCAAGTCGAGAAAATCGTCAGGCAAACTCATGGGTTGCTCCGTTTTGCGTTGTGTTGCCCCGTCCCGCCTACCAGCCTTGCGATGATTTTCGCTACAGCATCAGGCGGGTCGTCGGCCTGATCCGATCTTATGCCGAAGTCACTCATGATCCGGTTGGCGAAGACCATGGCAATCTGCTTCACCACATCGTCAAAGTCTTTTCTGGCGTTGTGCTCTGCCAACAGCTTTTCCGTCAGACGCGCGATTGATCCAGATGCGCTGGAACCTCCGGTCAAATACCGATTGACCGTCTCTTGCGTTACGCCCAGGTCTTCCACGGCGGCTCCCGCCAAATCCCAGTCCTTCATGGGTCCGTATAGTTCGACCAGAACTTCCCGGAATTCGTCTGCCGTGTATCTCAATTTCCTAGACGGTTTTCGGAGCGTGCTCTTAGGCATGTCAGTCTGCCTCTGGAATGCTGATTGTCGGCACTGCCCGCGCGTTCTGTGTCGGGATCTCGTTCACGACGACAGCGGCAGCCACAAGCACGGTGCAGAGCAGGAAGAATGCCGCGAGCACAATGATGTCATGTGCTTTCACTCGTCGTCTCCAGCATTGCGTTGCTGCGCGCGGGTCAGCGAGGTAAGGTACTGCCCGAGGCCGAATGCCGTCCCGGCTCCATCGACCTTGATGTCTGCGTGAAGCGGCAGCGCCTTGCCGTTCGGTTCAACCGGCTCCACGAACTTGGCGACCAGCGTACCGGGGATGCCGTTCTGCATCTTGCCAGTCAAACGCCCGTCTTTGATCATCTGACCGCTGAACTTGCCGTCACCATCATCAGTGCCAGCGTAAAGCGTGCCGCTCGACTTCGATGTAAAAAGCGTGTCGATTTTCATGAAAACATCTCCATGAGTGTGTTGCCGATGTCGGCGTTTCAATCCACGCCTCATTGCTGAGGCGACTTAGTAAAGCAGAAGCATTTCCATGAGAGTGTTGGAAACATCAGCGAATGTCAGGTCGCTCATCCAAAACAGGATCGCGGCGGAGAACGGAACCCATGCGCAGACTGCAAGCCCGAAGATGACGAGAAATTTCCGCCGCTCGCTCATGCCCCGATTTTCCGCGCATACCGCGCGTTTTCAATCTCGCACTGGTCTGGCAACACCGGCTCGACCCAGTAGTGAGCAGACGGAACATCTGCCATTCGGTAGTCCGGCAATCCGCTGTCGTCGTTGGTCATGATGACCTGTTGCCGGGTCGATACCGTGAAGCCATTCAGCACGCCGAATTTCGGGTTGGTCAGGTGCTTGATTGTCGTCGCGCCCCTGTCCTTCTCGGACTGCTCCAGTTCTGCCATAACACTGATTACGGCTCTGTAGTTGTCCAGGCTGATGATCATCGTTGGTTCGCCGCCTTTGTCTTGTCTCCAGATTTCGTGGCTGGCTGGCGGCATCTTCCCGATTTTCTTCAATTGCCATCCGTCTCGTTGGGTCCAGTCCCATACATACATGTCATGTCTCCGTTAGGAATTCAGGTGTCCGGTTATCGAGAAACCCTTACGTTCGCGTCGGGATTTTCCTTGCAGGCATTGAGGTACTTTTCTACGAACGGAACGAAATTATCGTACAAGCCCCAGCCATTAGGGTTGTTGAAGCGCTTGAAGCGCGCGGGATTTCTCTTCAGCAACGCCAATCCCTTTTCCAGCGGCTCGATCAGTTGCCCAGCCTTGGTAACTTCGACTTCTTCTGGTCGCCAAAGATGCGTATAGATGCCCGCCTCTTCCGCCATACGACCAAGATTGTGGGTGATGTTTGCTGAATAGACTTCAGCTTCGTCGGCGAGTGTCAGCCATA